AGGCACCACACCACCAAACCCGGCCATTGCGCCGGGTTTTTGCGTTCATGGGGTAGGCGATGACAAGCGAGCAACAAGCACTGGCAGAAATGCCGATCTGGTTAGTGATCGTCCTGGCTCTGGTCGGTGGCGTATCGGGAGAGATGTGGCGGGCCGACAAGGATGGGGCGCGGGGCTGGGCGTTGTTGCGCAGGCTCGCGCTTCGGTCGGGTGCCTGCATTGTCTGCGGGGTGACGGCGATGATGCTGATGATCGCGGCGGGCATGTCGCTCTGGACGGCGGGCGCCTTGGGTTGCCTAACGGCAATGGCCGGCGCGGACGTGGCCATTGGGTTGTACGAACGATGGGCCGCCAAGCGGCTTGGCGTGTGCGATGTCCCGCCGAATGGCGGCGGGCCAGCCTGAAACCGCCGGGGACCCTGGGGTTATTCCGTGGGTACGGGGTCGGAAACCCGCGGGTCTGTGTTAGCAGACGGTTCACCAGCTTAGTGAACTGAGGTGAACAGGTGAACTCGCGGTGAACTCGCGGGTGAACTGGAGAATAACCATGACAATCATCAGTAAAACGGAGTTCGCGGCCCGGCGCGGCTGGGCCAAATCCTATGTTTCGAAATTGGCGAGTCAGGATCGGCTGGTGCTTACCGAAAATGGCAAGATCGACTTGGAAGCCACTGAGGCGCTACTCGATAAAACCGGCGACCCCAGCAAGGCCGCCGTCGCCGACCGTCACCAGCAAGACCGGATTCAACGTGACGTTTACAGCCAACTGTCGCCCCTGACGGCGCCGACTTCCACGGCTGCGCCGCCGCAGCTGATGCCTAGCGACGGCAAACACCCCGACTACCAGAAATCCCGTGCACTGCGCGAACACAACATGGCCAAGTTGGCCGAGATCGAGCTGGGCAAGGCGCAAGGCTCTTTGGTATCGAGAGAGGCAGTCGAGACTGGCGCCTATGACGCCGGCCGGTTGTTGCGTGACCAGTTGTTCGGACCGCTACCTCAGCTGTCCTACGACCTTGCGGCAATGACGGATCCCTGGCAGATCGAAAAACATCTCACCGCGACGATCCGTCGAACGCTGGAGGAAGCCGAGCGACTCTCTTCAGCGGACCTTGATCACGCCTTAACAGTGAACTGAACCTATGCACACGGAATTTTCTGACGGTGCACAGGTGTACCGTGAGAACTACTTCCGTGGGCTGCGTCCCGACCCCGATCTCTGGATCGATGAATGGGCCGACGAGTACATGCGAATCCCGCGTGACACCGGTGCTCCTGAGCCCGGCCAGTACCGCACCTCACGGACACCTTATGCCCGCGAGCCGATGCGTTGCCTGTCGCCGGCTCATCCCTGCAGACGCGTGGTCACCATGGTGGCTTCGCAGTTGATGAAAACCCAGATCGCGCTCAACTGGATGGGCGGCCTGATTCACATGGCACCGTCGAACATCCTGGCGCTGCTGCCCAGCCTCGGCCTTTCCAAGCGGGTGTCGGGGCGGATCAGCAAGACCATCAAAGCCACTCCCGTGCTGCGCGAGCGGGTCGCGGCCACCCGCTCGCGGGACGCACGCAACACGATGGACACCAAGGAGTTCGAAGGCGGCTCGCTGTACGTCACTACCGCCGGTTCTGCGGCCAACCTATCGGAGCTGTCGGCACGCTACATCTACGGCGACGAAGTCGACCGCTGGGAGAACGACGTCGGCCAGGAGGGTGATCCCATCAGGCTGGCAGAGACGCGTGCGACCAACTTCGGCCGCAATGCGAAGATTTACTTTTCCAGCTCGCCGACGATCAAGGGCGCCTCGCGAATCGCCGATATGTTCGAGTCCAGCGATCAGCGTCACTACTACGTGCCATGCCCGCATTGTGGACACATGCAGGTGCTTGAGTGGGAACGGCTGCACTACAGCGCGGACTTCAGCACCGTCCATTACGAGTGCGGAGACCCTGAATGTGACGTTCTGATCGAGGAGCACCACAAAACCGACATGCTCGCTCGCGGTGAATGGCGTGCGCATGGTACCGGCGACGGCAAGACGGTTGGCTTTCATCTCAGCGCCCTGTATTCGCCGACCGGCTGGATGGACTGGACATCGCTCGCCATCGAGTTCGAGGACGCGAAAAAAGCTCAGGCGCAGGGCGATACCAGCCTTATGCAGGTGTTTTACAACACCCGTCTGGCCAAAGTATGGGACAGCTCGCTCGAGCAGACCAAGGCTGAAGTGTTAATCGCCAGGGCTCGTCAGGAAACCTACACCCTCGGCGCTATGCCGTCAGGCGTGCTGATGCTGACCGGCGCCGTCGACGTTCAGGCCAATCGTCTGGAACTGATGGTGATGGGCTTCGGCGTCGGCATGGAGCGCTGGGTGGTTGATCACCAAGTCATCTGGGGTGATCCGGCAGACGACCGCACCTGGGCGGTGCTGGATGAGAAGCTTAAGGCTCGTTACCGGCATCCTTGTGGTGTGGGTCTGGCGATTCTCGCCGTGGGTGTCGACTCCGGTGGTCACCACACCGATGAGGTCTACCAGTTCTGCCGCGTTCGTCGCTGGCGCAATATCTTCGCCATCAAGGGGGCGAGCAAGCCGGGCAGGCCGGTCATTGCACAGCGCCCGTCCATGGTCGACGTGACATGGAAGGGACAGACCGAACGCAACGGCGCCGAGCTGTGGTTTGTCGGTACCGACACCGCCAAAGACTGGATCTACAACCGTTATCCATTCCCGGACGGTCCGGGATCGCTGCACTTTGCCAACGACCTGTCGGACGAATTCTTCGCCCAGTGCGTCGCCGAGCGCAAAGTCGTGCGATACGTACGCGGACACAAGCGCATCGAGTGGGTGAAGGGCAAGGCTGAGCGCAACGAAGCGCTCGACCTGATGGTGTACTGCCTGGCGATGGCGCATTACCTCGGCATCAATCGCTATCAGGAACACGATTGGGACAGGGTGCGACAAGCACTGGCCCAGTCCGGCTTGTTCGATGACGTCATCAAGCCTGTCCAGGGCGAGCGGCTTGATGCTGAACAATCACCTGCGCCTGCTGCTGTACGCCAAGCCCAGCCCGCACAACCACCCGCTGCACCGGTTACGCAAGCGCGACCGGCAGCACCCCCTCAACGCCGCAGCTCTGCCAGCGGCTATCTGAAGAGACGCTGATATGTCCTTTACAAAAAAGCACCTCGACGCGGTTGAGGCGGCCATTGCTCGTGGTGAGAAAACTGTGCGCTACACCGACCGCACCGTGGAATACCGCACGGTCGATGAGCTGCTCAAGGCGCGGGAAGAAATACGTGCGTCGTTGGCAAGTGCAGCTGGGCCACGTTCGCGCGTGGTCCGGCTGTACCATGCAGGGAAGGGGGTCTGATGGCCCGACACTTCCCCACGCTGACCCGTAGCGGATTTGTTCTGCCGTCCAACATCAAGGCCAGTTACGAAGGCGCTGGTGAAGGGCGCCGCTCCACTGGTTGGGACGCTCCCGACAATGGGATCAACAGCATCAACACCCCGGCTCTGCGCAATCTTCGGTCGCGCTCGCGGGCGGCGGTTCGCAATGACCCGTATGCCTTCAACGTCATCGACAAGCGTGTCAGCAACCTGATCGGCACGGGCATCACTCCGAGGCCAACGACCGACGACGATGCTCTGCGCAAAGTGCTGCAGGTGCTGTGGGGGGATTGGGTTGATGAGTCGGACGCGGATGATCGCACCGACTTCTACGGCCAGCAGGCGCTGGTGGCGCGCACGGTGGAAACCTCGGGCGAATGCTTCGTTCGGTTGCGTCCACGCGGTCTGGATGAAGGTTTAGCAGTTCCGTTGCAGCTGCAGATCCTCGCACCGGAATTTGTGCCGCACGACAAATTCGAGACCACCAAAAACGGCAACGTCATCCGCGCTGGCATCGAGTTCACTCCCGGCGGCAAGCGGGTGGCGTACTGGATGTACCTGTCGCATCCGCGCGATGCAGTCTCGCTGAACGCCGGCTACAACCAGCTGGTCCGCGTGCCGGCGGCTCAGGTGCTGCACATCTTCGAACCGGTGGAGCCTGGCCAGTTGCGCGGTGTGCCGCGATTGTCGCCGGTGCTCAAACGCCTTCGCAGTCTGGACAACTACGACGACGCGGTGCTGTTCCGCCAGGAAGTGGCCAACCTGTTTGCCGGTTTCATCAAGCGTCCGGCACCAGACTCGGGACCACTTCCCAGAGATCCGGTGACCGGTCAACCGCTCGATCTGGATCGCGATGGCTTCACCCCGATGATCGCGCTCGAACCCGGCACCATGCAGGAACTTGGAGCAGGCGAAGAGGTTGAGTTCTCCAAGCCCCCAGACGCCGGCAACAACTACCCGGACTTCATGCGGCAGCAACTGATGGCTGCTGCAGCAGGGTCGGGAACGCCTTACGAGATCCTCACGGGCGACATGCGCGGCATCAACGACCGAGCGCTTCGGGTGGTGCTCAACGAGTTTCGGCGCCGTCTGGAACAACTGCAATTCAGCGTGTACGTGCATCAGCTCTGCCGTCCAGTACGGGCGGCGTGGATGGACATGGCGGTGCTGTCTGGCGTCCTGGTGCTGGACGATTACGCACAGAAACGCCGTCAGTACCTGCGCACTCGCTGGGTGCCTCAAGGCTGGGCCTACATCCAGCCAGTACAGGACGTGCAGGCACGCCGGATGGAAGTACAGGCCGGCTTTTCCTCTCGCAGTGAGATGGTGCTGCGCACCGGCTACGACGCCGAAACGGTCGATCTGGAAAACGCTGCCGATCTGGCACGGGCCACAAAACTGGGCCTCAACTACAACACCCTTGATGCCGTCGAAGACACCGACGACAAGGAGCAACCATGAGCAACCAAGCGCGACCGCGCATTTACAACCGCGCCGGCAAACGCGTCGAAGTTCAGGACAAGACCTGGTACGCCCTGCAATCCAGCGGAGAGACCACCGAGCGGGTGATCGAGGTTTTCGTCTATGGCGAGATCGGCGCATGGGGCATCACTGCCAATCAGTTCGTGCAGGATCTGCGTGCCATGGATGACGGCGTTTCACCGGTGGTCGCCGCGTTCAACAGCATCGGCGGCGATCTTTTCGACGGTCTGGCTATGCACAACGCGCTGTCGCGTCTGGGCGAGCGCTGCACCGGGCGGATTGATGCGCTGGCAGCGAGCGCCGCCAGTGTCGCCGTGTGCGGTGCCCACCGGGTGGTGATCGCCTCCAACGCAATGTTGATGATCCACAACCCGTGGACTTATGCCGCCGGTGATGCCGAAGGCTTTCGCAAGATAGCCGACGTGCTCGATCAAACCATGGAAGCGATCATTGCCGCGTACAAGGCCAAAGCCCCCGAAATTGATGAGGTGGAGCTGCGGCGGTTGGTGGCGGCCGAAACCTGGCTGACCGCCAACGAAGCGGTGGCTTTGGGCCTGGCCGATGAAGTGGGCGACGGCGTCAAGGTCAAAGCCTGTCTCGGTCAAGGCGCGGTGCTGCAACGATTCCAGAACGCACCGGCTGAACTGCTGGCCCAGCTCGACGAGCTGCCTGAACCGGATCCCGAACTCGAACCTGTCGATCCGCCGCTGGTGCCGCCTGTCGTCGACTCGGCCAAGTTGGCACTGCTGATTACTCAGCGCTGCACGGCGGCAGGCATCAGCAATTTGATCGAGCCGCTGCTCAATTCTACCCAGCTCGAAAGCGAGGAAGTCGTTCTCGCGGGCCTGGCTCGCGCCAAGGCGGTGAACGACCTCTGCGTGGCCGCGCGTCTGCCGGAATTCAGCACCGAGTATGTCGCGGCCGGTCTTGATGCGGCGGCGGTGCGGGCGCGTCTGTTCGACAAGATTGTCACCAGCGGCAAAGGCTTTGAAATCGACAACAGTCTGCCGCTGGCGGATGACCCAGCGCCCAAGGTGCTGGCCAAACAACCTGACCCCAACTCGATTTGGGCTGCTCGCCAAGCGGCTCAAACTGGAACCGCGCGCGGCGCGAAAGGAGCACGAGCATGACCATCAAACAGGAACCGATGCACGCAGGTGAATTCCTGCTGTCCGAGGGCGCCGGCACGATCTCGCGCGAAGCGATCAATGTCGCGGCGGGTCCAGCATTGTGGCCGGGCCAAATTCTCGGGCTGGTGACTGCCAGCGGCGAATTCGCACCGTACAACCCAACGGCGGAGGACGGCACAGAAAACGCTGTCGCAATTCTCTACGGCCCGCTCGGCGAATCCGACGTGGTGCGTCGCGGTCGCGCCGTGGTGCGGCTGGCCGAGGTCAGCGAAGCGCACTTGACCGGCCTCGATCTGGCCGCCGAGAAAGCCTTGGCCGCACATTCGCTGATCGTCCGCTAGCGCGTTTCCTTCTTTTATATGCATCCCGCCGCGTGCGGGATTTTTCGTTTCTGGAGAATACCCATGGCCGATATCGCCATTTTTGACGACGAAGCGTTTACCGTTACTTCGCTCACCGCTGCACTCAATGATCAACCTTACTTGCCGGGGCGCATCAGCGCGCTGGGCCTGTTTCGCGAAGAAGGCATCACCACCCTGACCGTTCAGATCGAGAAGGACGGCGACACCCTGGCACTGGTGCCTGCTGGCGAGCGTGGTGGTTCAGGCTTGGTAGTTGCGGCCAGCAAGCGCAACCTGATCCCGTTCAACACCGTGCATCTGCCTGAGCGCTTCACCATCAAGGCTGATGAGATCCAAGGTATCCGCGCCTTCGGCACTCGCACTGAGTTACAGGCGGTGCAGGACGTGGTCAATGCGCGCCTGGCCAAGGCGCGGCGCCAGTTGGACGCCACGCACGAGTTCCAGCGTATGGGCGCATTGAATGGCCAGATCCTCGACGCCGATGGCAAAACGGTATTGCTGGATCTCTATGACCGCTTCGGTGTGGCGCGTCAAAAGTTGCCCATGGGACTGGCGGATGCGGGCACTGAGCTGCGGGTCAAGTGTGGTGAAGCGCTGGACATGCAGGAAGACGCGCTCGGCAGTGTGACCAGCACCGGTTCTCGCGCCTTCTGCGGCAAGAACTTCTGGAACAAGCTGATCGTTCACAAGTCGGTCAAAGAGACCTACCTCAACAGTCAGCAGGCAGCGGCCCTGCGCGGTGATGCTCGTGAAAGCTTCGAGTTCGGCGGCATCATCTGGGAGCGCTACCGTGGCAAGGTGGCCGGCGTTTCCTTTGTTCATGACGACAAGGCGCTGCTGGTTCCCGAAGGCGTCCCCGACCTTTATATCTCTGTGTTCGCGCCGGCTGATTACATGGAAACGGTCAACACGCAGGGCATTCCGTACTACAGCATGATCGAGCCGCTGCCCTTCAACAAAGGCATGACAGGTGAGGCGCAGTCCAACCCGCTGCACCTGTGCACTCGACCGCGCGCCCAGATCCTGCTGGAACTCTAACCGTGGGCTTTCGCGATCTGATCGCTGAAGTCGACGCGGTGGTGTTCGAAACGCTGGGCGACACCGCGCGGATTGAGGGTCGCGACGAGCCAGTGTTCGGCATGTTCGCCGCGCCCTGGTTGCAGCCCAAGTTCGGCAAGCTCAATACCGGGTTGCGCGAGCCTCGTTTCGAGATCCGCGTCAGCGATTCGCAAGGTTTGGAGCAGGGCATTTTGGTCAGCGTTGACTTGCCTGCCTTGGATGGCGGCGGTGACTACGACCTGATCCAGCTCGAACCGAGCGGCGACGGTCTGGTCGCCCTGATTCTGAGGTTGCGCCCATGAGCGTCGGCAGCTATTTCAAACCCTCCGCCGGGGGCGGGATGATCTCTATCCAGTCCTCGGCCGCAGATTTTCAGGCGTTCCAGGACTTTGCCAAGGTGGTGCCGAAAGCGGCTGCTGCGGCTCATCGGCGCGCGATCAACAAGACGTTGGGAAGGTTGCGCACGCACATCGCCCGAGCCGTCAGCCGGTCAGAGCGCATTGCCGTAGCGGCGGTGCGTCAGCGGTTGCGCAGCTATCCAGTTTCCGGCGCGGCCGCGAGCGGCAAGCTGTGGTTCGGGTTGAACAGCATCGAATCCAGCCGGATCGGCCGGGCGCGGCAGACCGGCAGCGGTGTGTCGGTGGCGGGGCGGCGTTATGAAGGTGCCTTTCTCAAGAAGGTCTACGGCAACAAGCCCGACATCTGGATTCGCACGGCCAGCAAGCATTTCAACGCGGACGACTACCCGGACAGCACGGTGTCCCCCGGTCGCGGGCCGAGTTCGGGTTGGGTCGCTGAAAACGGTAGTCGTTTCCCGCTGGCCAAAGCCAAGGTGTCGCTGGAGCAAGCCCGGCCGCATTTCGACAGCTGGGTCAAAAAGGCAGACGAGATCCTGTTGGCGATTCTCAAACAAGAACTCAACTTTGAGCTGCAGAAATACCTCAAGAGGATCGGCAATGTCTGAAGAACCGTTCAGCCTGGACCAGCTTTATCGGGCGGTAGAACAGCATCTGCGTACCCACTTGCCGGGCGTGCAGGCCGTCACCGCCTGGCCAGACATTAAGGATCGCGTGTTGCTGCCGGCGGTGTTTCTGGAGGTGGCCGAGATTGAGCCGGGTACCGATATCGGCACCGGCGAAACCTCGCTGGTCTGCAAGTTCGAGGCCCGGATCATTGTTGACCCGATCAAGCCGCACCATCATCAACAGGCCGTGCAGTTGGCGACCCAGTTGGCGGTGCTGCTGCGTTCGCAGACGTGGGGGTTGGCAGTTGAACCCGCCGAGTTTGTGCAATCGCTTCAGGACTGGACCCAGCCGCACCTGGATGGATACACCGTGTGGCTGGTGGAGTGGACTCAGCAGGTTTATCTCGGCGCTGAGGAATGGCCGTGGTCGGACGAACCACCAGGGACGTTGCTGATTGGCTTCGAGGACGACGTCAAAGAGGACTTTGTCCCCGCGGAGGCGATGTGAGCAGCTACGCGAGCGCCCAGCATGACCGCATGATCGCGGGGGCGGTAAAGGCTTGCTACGTGGTCGCGGTGGATCTGTCCGCTTCGCCGCCGGTATGTCGCGTGTCAGACGGCAGTGAATGGGTCAGCGCTTGGGTGCGCTGGCACAGTATCGCAGCGGGCAAGGCCAGGCACTGGCGGGCACCGTCTTTGGGGGAGCAGGGCAGTTTGATCAGTCCCAGTGGTGACGTGTCGCAAGGCACGTTTGTCCCGGGCCTTTATGGCAACGCCGGACCCCCGCCAGACAACCGCGACCACGTCGAGGTCTGGCGCTTCGATGATGGCGGCTCGCTGATCTACGACTGGCAGGCCAAGAGCTACACCATCATCCTGCCGACCGGTACGGTCAGCATCAAAGTGGCGAGCACGGAAGCGGTCGTAACCGATAGCGCCGTGAGCGTGACCACCGGCAACATCAACCTGAAAGCGGCGGTGATGATCGAAGGGGCGTTGCACGTCACCAAGGGCATCACCAGCTCCGGCGCAATCATCGACGCCACCGGCAACAGCAACCACCACACGCATTAATCATTTACGACAGCCCGCCAGTGCGGGCTTTTTCATGCCTGGAGAAATACATGGCCAAGATCGATACGTCCGTCACTGAGGTGCAAGCGTCTACGGAACCGGCATTGTCATCCTCAACTTACTCATCACCTGAGTCCTTGAAATTCCGCGACAAGCTCTACACGTCGCGATTGTTGATCATCCCCGGCACTGACCGTTCCTATCCTGTCGAGAAGGCGACGGTCGTTGTGCCGGCCTCCGACATCGAAGCGGTCAAGTTCCTGAAAGCCAGCGAAGAATACGAGCCGTTCAAGGAGTGACATCGATGATCGGAATGGATCGCCAGACCGGCCTACCCATATCCGGCATCGAGCACCTGCGCCAATCCATTGCCGACATCTTGAGCACGCCGCTGGGCAGCCGCCGGCACCGTATGGAATACGGCAGCAAGCTCAGGCGGTTCGTCGATTTACCCATCAACGAAGGCTGGAAAAGCGCGGTACAGGCTGAGGTTGCCCGCGCTCTGGGGCGATGGGAGCCGCGTTTGAAGTTGGATCAGGTGCGCGTCATTTCCGTCATTGGCGGGCAAATCAATTTGCAAATCGTCGGGAAGTACCTGGGCGACAGCGTCACGTTGGAGGTGGCCGCATGAGTACCGTAGATCTGTCGTCGCTGCCAGCGCCGACCGTGCTGGAACCTCTGGACTTCGAAGAGGTTTATCAGGACGGGCTGAGCGTGTTTCGCGGATACATGGGCGGCAACTGGACCGCCGCGCTGGAAAGCGATCCATTGGTCAAAGTGCTTGAGGTCGGGGCTTACAACAAGGTCGGTAACCGCGCCAGAGTCAATGACGCCGGCAAGGCACTTTTACTGGCGCACGCCATTCGCAGTGACCTCGATCACTTGGGGGCCAATGTCAATCTGCAGCGCCTGGTCATTCAGCCCGAGGATCTGCTGGCAGTGCCACCGGTGCCCAAGGTCATGGAAGACGACGACCCGTTTCGCGAGCGCATCCAGTTGGCCTATGAGGGCTTGACCACGGCTGGCCCGCGTAACAGCTACATCCTGCACGCACGCAATGCCTCCGGGTTGGTAGCAGACGCCACGGCCGAAAGCCCCGAACCCTGTTATGTCACGGTCACGGTACTGAGTCTGGACGGGGAAGGCGAAGCGCCGCCGGAGCTGCTGGCCACGGTGGCCGCTGCGCTTAATGACGATGACGTGCGGCCGGTGGGTGATCGAGTGACTGTGCAGAGTGCGCAGGTGATCCGCTACGAGATTGATGCCATTTTGCACATGGCCAGCGCCGGTCCAGAAGCGGATGCCAGTTTGGCCGAGGCGAAAAGCCGCGTGGCAGCCTGGATCAATCCACGAAAGCGACTGGGTGTGGAAGTCGCCCGCTCCGCTGTTGACGCCCAGCTGCACGTTGCCGGCGTTGCCAGGGTTGAGTTGGTCGGGTGGCAGGATCTGGCCCCGACCAAGGCGCAAGCGGCGTTCTGCACGCGCTACAACGTGAGGCTGGCGAGCTGATATGAAAAGTCTCCTGCCGCTCAATAGCACGCAACTCGAACGGGCCATGGAGGCCGCATTCTTCGAAAAGACGATTGTCCCTCTACGCGACCTCTACAACGCTGATACCTGCCCGGTGCATTTGCTGCCGCATCTGGCATGGGCGTGGTCGGTGGATCGCTGGGATTACCGGTGGAGCGAGGCTACCAAGCGCGCGGCCATCAAGGCGTCGTATTACATCCACAAACACAAGGGCACCATCGGCGCTCTGCGCCGCGTGGTTGAGCCGCTGGGCTATCTGATCGAGATTGTCGAGTGGTTCAAGACTGTACCCGAGGGCGTGCCGGGCACCTTCGCGCTGAAGATTGGCGTGCTCGACACCGGCATCACCGAGGAAATGTATCAGGAGCTTGAGCGCCTGATCGACGACGCCAAGCCCGTCACCCGGCAACTGACCGGGCTGGCGATCAGCCTGGAAACACAAGGCAATTTAGACATTGCTGTATCCCTCTACGACGGCGACGAAATCGACGTTTATCCGCCCGTCATGCGTGACATTGAGGTCACTGGCAGCTTTGGCGTGGTCGGCCGCGAACACACCATAGATACCCTGGACGTTTATTATGATTGATGCGAATTCGCAGTTTTTCGCGATCCTCACGAACGTGGGGATGGCCAAACAGGCGAACGCCGACGCGCTCGGCATTGCCTGGAAGATCACGGAAATGGGGGTTGGCGATGCGAACCCAGGCGGGTTGGCCGACCCGCCCAATCCAGTGCCGGCGGCCACTCAGACCAAGTTGCTCAACGAGTGGCGCCGCAAGCCGTTGAATCAGCTTCGCGTTGACCCGGTCAACCCGGCGGTGATCATCGCCGAGCAAATCATTCCGGCCGACGAGGGCGGTAAGTGGATTCGCGAAATCGGCCTCTACGACGCGGACGGGGATCTGGTGGCGGTGGCCAACTGCGCGCCGAGCTTCAAGCCGCTGCTGTCGCAAGGCTCCGGCCGCACGCAAGTCGTGCGCATGAACTTCGTGGTCAGCAGCACGGGCAACATCACGCTCAAGATTGACCCGGCGGTGGTGCTGGCGACCCGTGAGTGGGTGCTTGCGCAGATTCTGGAGGAATTAAGCAAGCTCGACATCAAGCAGTCGGTGCGCGCGGCTACCACGGCTAATATCAATCTGGTCGGTTTGCAGGTGGTGGACGGGGTTTCGCTGAACGCCGGTGACCGGGTGCTGGTGAAGAACCAGACGGCGGCCAAGGACAACGGCCCGTATGTGGTAGCGGTGGGTACCTGGGTGCGGGCCAAGGATGCGGACAACAGCACCAAGGTGACGCCGAATCTGACGGTGGCGGTCGAGGTAGGCGCGACGCAGGCCGACACGATCTGGCAACTGGTGACCGATGGCACGATTGTCGTGGGCACTACGGCGCTCACGTTCAAGGACATTACGGACGGTTTTGCCCGGTTGTTCTCTCCGACGTTTTCCGGCAACCCCACGGCCCCGACGCCGGCACAGTTCGATAGCAGCAAGTCGCTGGCGACGACTGAGTTTCTCAGGCGTCGTGGTTTCGAGTTCTCGGGATTCACGACCAACGACGCGAGCCTTGTGCTTTCGGCGACGCACGTCGGCGGCCTGCACAGTTTCTCCGCTGCCACGCAACTCACGGCAACCTTGCCACCGACGGCGGGCGTAGCACAGGGGGCGACGATCACGCTGGTCAGTGCCGGCCCGGGTGGCTTGAAAGTCCTGGGTTCGGGTACTGACGTGGTGTACACCTCGACCGGTGTGGCCGGGCCTCTGGTGCTGGCCCTGGGCGACACGGCCGAATTTATCCGCCTGCAAGACCAGTGGCGACTGGTAGGCGGTTCGGTGCTGTTGCGCTTTGCGGGCACGATGAGCGGTGCGCACTTCATCACGCAGCCGCAGTTCGATAACGGCAAGGCGCTGGCAACGACGGAGTTTGTGCAGCGCGCGCAGGGGAACTTTAGCGGGCAAACGACTATTAACACGTCGGCTACTACGCTAACGCCGACAATGGCTGGGCGCCGCATTGTCGGCTCTCTGGCGGGAACCTGGACGCTTCCGGTGTTGACCGCCAGTCCAGTCGGGTCGAAGTTTTACATTCAGAATTCGTCGAGCGGCGACATCGTGGTTAACCGGCAGGGGACGGATACTATCGTCGCACTGGCCAAGACCGTGAACAGCATCATTATCCCGATGGGGTCGAGTGGTGTTCTGGTGTGTGGCGAAACCAACTGGGTGTTCGAGGAAGGTGTCGCCGCCCTGAAATACTCCACGGAGTTTGCATCGAGCATTTCCGGCTCGGGATGGGCCAAAAATGCGAACGGCCTTATCGAGCAGTGGGGAACGGGCGTCACCGATGCGAACGGATACGTTTACGTCACATTCCCTATTCCGTTCCCTAACGCACCGCGAAACATCACTCTGACGCATGTCGGGTCGATGAGTTTGATGCACGCGCTTATGGGGGCGAATCTGAGTTCGACAGGTTGCAGGTTGCGCGTGCAGAACGCGTCGGGAACGTCGGATGCGAATTGGACGGTTCATTGGCGAGCAATCGGGAATTGAAGATGAATAAAATCGTGCTTTTCAGTCCGTCCATGTGTGGGGCTTATCGCCCGGAAGTGCATGGCGCCGACATACCGGCGGACGTGGTAGAGGTGTCGGAAAGCGTTTGGCAATCGCTGCTTGAAGAATTGTCGGTCAGTCCTAAAAAAATGTCGTCACGACCCGATGGTCAGCCGGTGCTGATCGATCCGCCGCCGCTCGATGCTGACGAGCTGGCGGCGGTCGAACGGACTTGGCGTGACGCGCAACTGGCGCTGACTGATCCGTTGGTGTCTCGCCACCGCGACGAGCTCGAGGAGGGTGGCGCGACTTCGCTCACGGCCGAACAGTACACGGAGTTGCAGGCTTACCGCCGGCAGTTGCGCGACTGGCCGCAAGGCTCGCAATTCCCGCTCGCCGAACACCGGCCACCGGCACCGACCTGGCTGTCAGCACAACCCACCTAAACGCCCCGCACTGACGGGGCGTTTTCTTATCCGTTACGCGTAATACCAACACCCCTCACAGCCTCGCTTATGCGGGGCTTTTTCGTTTCTGGAGACTGACCCTTATGAGTTTTTTCCACGGCGTCACGACCACGTCGGTCGACACTGGCGCGCGCACCATCTCTCTGCCGTCGTCGTCGATCATCGGTCTGTGCGACACCTTCACCCCGGGCGTTCTCGGCGGTGGTACGGCCAAGGCGGGCGAGCTGAAGTTGATCACCACCGAGCGGGAAGCCATTGCCGCCTTCGGCGCTGATTCGGCGATCACAAAGGCGTGTAAGGCGATCTATGTCAAAGCCAAGGCGGTGATCGTCGCCATCGGCGTGCCCAAGCTGGAAGACGCGGCGCTGCAAACCTCGGCGATCATCGGCGGCGAACTGGTCTCGGGTCAGCGTACCGGCCTGCAGGCACTGCTCGACGGCAAGAGCCTGTTCAACGCCCAGCCGCGGCTGTTGATCGCACCGGGCCACACGGCCACTCAGGCGGTGGCCACCGCGCTCGATAGCCTGGCGCAGAAGCTGCGCGCCATCGGCATCATCGACGGCCCGGGCACGACCGACGAGGCCGCCATGGCCTATGCCGAGAACTTCGGCAGTCGCAACCTGTTCATGGTTGACCCGGGTGTGAAGTATTGGGACACCGTCACCAGCTCGACGGTCGACGCGCCCGGCTCGGCTTGGGCAGCAGGCCTGTTTGCGTGGACGGATGCTGAATACGGTTTCTGGGCCTCGCCATCGAACAAGGAATTGACCGGTATCACCGGTACCGGCCGAGCGGTTGAGTACCTGGACGGCGACGAGACGTGCCGGGCCAACCTACTCAACAACGCCAATATCGCCACGATCATTCGCGATGACGGTTACCGCTTGTGGGGCAACCGCACGCTGTCGAGCGATCCGAAGTGGGCCTTCGTTACTCGCGTTCGCACGCTGTTCATTCTCATGGATGCAGTGCAGGCCGGGCACAAATGGGCGGTCGACCGCTCGATCACCAAGACCTACGTGACCGATGTCACCAACGGTCTGGACGCGTTCATGCGCGACCTGAAAGCCCAGGGCGCAATCATCAACTTTGAAGTGTTCCCCGACACCGAGCTGAACACGGCCAGCCAGATCGCCCAAGGCAAAGTGTATTGGCGCATCCGTTTCACCGACGTGCCGCCGGCAGAAAACCCGAATTTCCTTTTCGAAGTCACCGATCAATGGATGACCGAAGTGCTTGAAACAGCCTAAGGGGGCGTAGCAAATGATTCCTCAGACTTTGTACAACACCAACCTGTTCGTCGACGGCGTGAACTTCTCCGGCGACGTGCCGAGCCTGACGCTGCCCAAGCTGACCACCAAGACCGACGAGTATCGCGGGGGCGGTATGGCCGGCCCCATCGAGATGGATCAGGGGCTGGAAAAAATGGAAGCCTCGTTTGTCACCAAGGGTGTGCGCCGCGAGTCGCTCAAATACTTCGGCCTGGCTGACGGCACGGCGTTCAACGCCACGTTCCGTGGTGCCTTCAAGGGCCAGAAGGGCGCGGTAACGGCAGTCGTTGCCACCCTGCGCGGCCGGCTCAAAGAGGTCGATCTGGGTGACTGGAAAGCCGGCGATGCTGCCGAGATCAAGCACGCCGTTGCGGTCACGTACTACAAGCTCGAAATCGACGGGCGCCTGATGTACGAGATCGACATGGTCGCCGGCATTCAGGTGATCGACGGCAAAGACCAACTCCTCGAAGTGCGCCAGGCGCTCGGCCTGTAAGGAATAGATCCAAATGACTCAAGCAATCGCTAAAAACCTCCCGGCCTGGCTGTCGCTCAGTGCAGTCGGTGCCGTCGTAACGCTGACCCGCCCAAGCCAAGCCAATAGCGTCGACGTCGAGACGTTGAACCTGCGCAACCCGACCGTGCGTGAAGTGCGCGCGGTTGATCGCGCTGCCAACGGCGATGATGAACAGCGCGAACTGATGCTGTTCGCAGGTCTCGCCGAAGTCGGACTGAAAGATCTGGAAGGCCTGAAGCTGACTGATTATCGCCGCGTGCAAACGGCGTATTCGCACCTGGTACCGAAAACCGATTATTCGGACTCGATGCCGGCGTGGTTGTCGCTGACCACCGATCAGGTGCTGGTAACGCTGTCGTGTCCGAGTGAGATCAACGGCGTGACGGTCGACAAGCTGGCCTTGCGTTCGCCGACCGTGGGCGACGTGCGGGCCGCCAACCGTGAAGTGGGTGGTGATGATGAGCAGCGCGAACTGGTGTTGTTTGCTGCGTTGTCCGGTGCGTCTGTCGCGGATCTGGAGGGGCTGAAGCTGGTGGATTTTAACCGCTTGCAGGCCGGCTATTTTCGCATGGACAACGACGACGGGCTTTAACCCCAGCGTTATCAAGTCGGCAGCGAAACGTCTGGCGGCGGAAACCGGATTTTCCGCCGCTGAGATCCAGTCGATGCCGTTCGCGGATATGGTGTGGTGGCTCACGGATTGAGCCGCCATCGGTAGTGCTGGGCACATGAGGGCCATCATATGGCAAACAAACTCGCCCTCGGGCTGGTGATCGGCGGTGCCGTCAGTTCCACGGTCGGCGCCGCGTTCAAGGATGTGACCGGGCACATCAAGCGTCTTGAGGCAGAAGGCAACAAAGCGCGCGTGCTGCAGCGCACGATTGGCGACACCATCCGCCTGCGCGAAGAATGGAAAAAGGCTCACGACACCGGCGCTGCCGGCGCGTCCAAATTACTCAACCGTCTGAACTCGAACCTCGACAGCTTGAAAAAGCAGGGGATCGAGGTCGGCCGGCTGGAAAAAGCCTATCGCTTGATGGGACAGACGGCCAACAAAGCCGAGCTGAAAGCCAAGGGTCATCAGCAGATTGATTCTGGTGTAAAGGGCATGAAGGGCGCTGTCGGTGCAGCGGTGGTCGGTGTCGGTGCCATGGCGGTGCCGGCCAAGGTCAGCGCTGATTTTGGCGCGATTGTGCGTGACATCGCGATCAAGGCCGGCATTGCCAACAAGCCGCAAGAACAGGAGATGTCGCGCAAGATCATCGACACTTCACGCGACACCGGCATGGCGCGCAACGATGTGGCCGACGTGGTCAATCAGTTGGTCGGCGCCGGCATGGATCTGAGCAAGGCGCTGGAGTACGCGCCCGTCGCGGCCAAGTTTGTCGTGGGGCAGGGATCCAGCGGCGTCGATACGGCGAAGATGATCAACGCGCTGGGGCAGAACGCCAAGATCACCGACCCCAAGCAGATGCAGCAGGCGCTGGAGGCGATTGCCTACCAAGGGCAAGCGGGCAGCTTTGAAGCGGCCGACATGGCCAAGTGGTTTCCAGAGCTGCTGGCCAACATGGCCAGCAACGGCATCACCGGCCTGGACGCGGTGACGCAACTGGGCGCCATGTTGCAGGTACAGATGAAGCAGGCCGGCAGTTCGGACGAAGCGGCCAACAACCTGAAAAACTGGATGGGCAAAATCGGTTCGACCGACACGGTCAAGGCCTACGAAAAGGCCGGGATCGATTACAAGGGGTCGATGCAGACCGGTTTGCAAAACGGTATGTCGACGCTTGAGACCAGCATGGCGCTGGCTCAGAAATACATTCAGGCGACCGATCCGAAGCGTGCGGCGGCCATGGCCGAAGCGACGTCAAAAATCAGCAAGGAAGCCGATCCGGACAAGGCCAAGGCCATGATGGCCTCGCTGGAAGAGTCCCTGCGCACCGGTGATCTTTTCGCCGATATGCAGGTCAAGGCCGCGCTGTCGGCCTACATGCAGAACAAGGCGCTGTACAGCCAGCTCAAAAACGATTCGCGTGACGCGACCGGGATCCTGGACAAAAACCTCGCCGAGCGGCGCGAGTCGTCATCGCAGAAATGGGCGGAAATGGCCCAGTCGATGGATGACGCCATGCGCAGCATCGGCGATGCCTTGCGGCCCGTGACCGACGTCGTCGCGGAGTCGCTGACCAAGGTCGCGAAGGGCATCACTTCGCTATCGGACAGCTCGCCCGGAGTCGTGACGGGAATCGGATTGGTGAGTGCCGCATTGGTTGGACTGTCCGGTCTGTACAGCTCTTTCAAAATGGGCAAAGGGATGCTCAACCTGGCGCGCGGAGCCTTGGGTAAAGGCAAGTCAGGTGAAGTGCAAAAGGTCTTTGTGACCAACGCCGAGGATGGCGACGGCGGCGGTATTGCCGAACCCAAGGGCAAGGCCGGTAAAGCGCTGTCGTTGGTTGAAACCGGCCTCAAGGCAGTGGCGGCGTTCAAGGGCACGCCGGCGGATGGCGATGATAACGCCAGGGAAGGCGACGACAAGAAGCCAGGCAAATTCGATCTGGTTTCCACCGGCCTCAAAGTCGTGTCACTGGCCAAGGAAGCTGCCTCGGGTGGTGATGAAGGCGGGCAGGGTGGCGGTGACGACGCGGTCAGGAAGGTTTTCGTCGTCAATGCCAGCGCTATGGGCGGTTCCGGTGGCGCAGATGTTCAAGGCGAGTCTCGCCGTCGTGGACGCGGCTCGCGGCGCAATGCTTCACGGCGTCGGCCACTGCCTCGCCCTGGAGCGTCGCGTCCACCGGTGCCCCGTCCGGCAGTTCCCATGTCCCGGCCACCCATCCTACCGGTACCGGCCGTTCCGGCGGGCACGATGGCCAAGCTGGGCGGGGTTGTGCAGGCCGTTGGCAAGGTCGGCAAAGTCGCCAAGATGATTCCGGGCGGTACGTTGCTGGAGTCCGGGGCTATGGCGTATGAGACGTTTGAAAACGCCAAGACCAAGGATGAAAAAGCCGAGGGCTACGGTGCGGCCGCTGGCAACCTGGCAGGCACCATGGCCGGTGCCGCAGCCGGGGCTGCCATTGGTTCGGTGGTGCCAATCATCGGCACGGCCATCGGTGGCTTGATAGGTGCTTACCTCGGCAGTCAGGGCGGTGCGGCGCTGGGCGGATCTTTGGGTAAGTCGCTGTTCGGTGGCGAGGATGAAAAGCCCGAACAAACGGCGAAGGCTCCGGTGCCGACCACGCCGCTCATGCTGACGTCAGCGGCGCAGCAAGGCCCGGTGCTGGGGGATGTCGCGCGCTCGATGGCGGTGACGGCGCCGCTCAAGTCGGCGGCACTGGCGATCCAGACCAAGGAGCCGGAGAAGCCGGTGCCGGCCAAGGTGGACCAGCAAATTCAATATTCGTTGAGCATGCCGGTGACGGTGCAGGGCGACGTCAAGGACCCACAAACCTTGGCGCAGGATCTGATGCCGCATATGCAGCGAATGATGGCGGACGCGGCGAAGAGTAACGCTGCCAAGCTGTACGACGAACCCCATCTGTAAGGAGGTTTCATGGCTTACATGGAGCAGATGCAATCAAGTCTGAAGTATCTGGTGGAGGCGGCGGAAACCGGGCGGCGTAGCGCAGATGGCATGCTGAGCCCGGTCAACGGTGCTATCCGCGAACTGACCGGTGCCGCGTCCGAGCTGGAGAACATCCCGTTTGTCGGCCCGGCCATCGGCGCCAAACTTCAGCGGGTAATGCGCGGCGTCGATGCGGCTCAAGCCAAGGTCGGTCAGGTGGTGGCCGTGTACGGACGCGCCACCCGGGCGGCGGCCGAAGTGCAGGATCGACTGGGCACGTTGAAGGAACAGGCGGGCAAGGCGGCCACGGCGATCAACAATGTCGCCGGCAAGGTCAGTCCGTCGCTGGCCAACATCGTGCCCACCAGTTCCTTTGCCGGGGAAGCCACGCCGGCGCCGGAGGCGGTGAAGCCGTTCCCGCACCTGATGATCATTCAGCCGCGCGATCCGAAGATTGAGCCGTATTACTTCAACCTGGACACGGCAGCGTTCGACGAGCTGAGCCGTTCGACCGAATTCCGCTGGGCTTCGCAGGAGCGGCTGACGCGCCGCCCGGCGAAGCAGGCCATCGGTATGGGCGATGAAAAGTTAACGCTCAAGGGCACGATCTACCCGGGCTTCAAGGGTGGGCTGAAGCAGCTCGACACCCTACGTTCTATTGGTGCCAGGCTTCAACCGCTGACTCTGACCACGGGGTATGGCGAGGTGATCGGAACGTGGTGCCTGAAAAACATCAACGAAGAACAGTCCGCGCTGCTGCACGGCGGGATTGCTCGAAAACAGGGTTTCACTTTGGAGTTTGAGCGCTATGGCGACGACATGCAGGACGTCTGATGGCGACATGCTCGATGTCATTTGCAACAACGTTTACGGCCATTTGAATGGCAGCGTCGAGGCCGTGCTCGATGCCAATCAGGGACTGGCCGATGAACCTCAGCCGTTCCGGTCTGGCGTGATTATCGTCCTGCCGGATCTGCCGAGTCCAACCAGTGAAGGCGTCAGCTTATGGGATTGATTATGGCAATACCCAACTACGCGCTCTTTTTCTGACCCGCCCTGTGCGGGTTTTTTATTGGGAAAAATCCATGACTCCGATGTTTCGAATCGTCGCCGATGGGGCCGACGTCACGGCCAAGATCAACGATCGGTTGTTGTTGCTGCGTACCTCTGACAAGCCGGGCATGGAGTCCGATGAGTTTGAGTTGCGTATCGACGACCGGGATGGGCAGGTGAAATTGCCACGACGTGGCAGCTCAATCGAGATCTACCTGGGGTATGCGGAAACCTCATTGGCGCGCATGGGGAGTTACACCGTGGACACGGTCGAGGTGTCAGGCCCACCGGATACCATTGTGATCAAAGGTAAGGCCAGCGATATGCGTGGCAGTGGCAAAACCATCCGCAGCGGAAGCTGGGAACACGTGCCGCTGTCGAAGATCGTGGCTGACGTCGCCGCGCGCAATGGCTGGACGCCGGTCTGCCCGGTGTCGACCAAGGTCGCCCGGGTCGACCAGCTCAACGAGTCCGACTTTAATTTCATCACCCGTCTGGCCAAGCAGTACGACTGCACAGCCAAGGTCGCCGACGGCAAGCTGTTGGTGATGCCGCGCCAAGGCGGCCAGACAGCCAGCGGCAAGGCGTTCGGCGCTATCACGCTGACCCGCAGTGATCTCAGCCGTTGGCAATTCAGTCTCGGTGATCGCAACTCACACAAGGCAGTCGCCACCAAGCATCAGGACAAAAAGAACGGCAAGCTCGCGGTGGTCACCATCGACAATGATGACGCTCCGGATGGCCTGCCGGCAGTGCATACCGACCGTCATATTTACCCGAACAAAACCGCTGCAGAAGCGGCGGCCAAGGCCCGTCTTTCGGCGTTTAACCGCTCGACCGCTGATGTGCGGCTTGAGATGCCCGGTCGCACGGACATCTTCGCTGAGCGTCCCATCATCGCTCAGGGTTTCAAGGTCGGGCTTGATGGTGAATATCTGGCGGATTCGGTCGAGCAGGTGTTCACCCAGTCCGGATGGTCGACCACGGTCGAATGCAATGCCGGCAAAGCCGGTAAATCCAAGGGCAAGAAAAAGAAAGAACCGAAACCACCACTCAAGGTGGTGAACATCGAGAAGCAGTAGCCGCATCTTATCGCCGCCTGAGTGCGGTTTTTTATGTCTGGAGTTTGTATGTCCATCACTGAACAACAGCTGCAAAGCATCATGCCCGACGCCCGCCGCCAAGCGGGCGTTTTTGTATCCGCTCTCAACGCAGCCATGGCCAATCGGCAGATCAACACGCCGAAACGCCAAGCCGCGTTCCTGGCGCAAGTCGGTCACGAGTCGGGTCAGCTGCAGTACGTCCGGGAACTGGGCGGCGATCAGTACCTGAGCAAATACGACACCGGCAACCTGGCTGCAAAACTGGGCAACACGCCGGCAGCGGATGGTGATGGCCAGCGCTATCGCGGTCGCGGCCTGATCCAGGTCACCGGCCACGACAATTACCTGCGCTGCAGCTTGGCGCTGTTTGGCGACGAGCGATTGCTGCGCACGCCTGAACTGCTGGAACTGCCGCAGTGGGCCGCCGAATCGGCCGCATGGTTCTGGTCGGTGAATGGGCTGAACGCGCTGGCCGATCAAAACGAATTCAACACGATCACCCGCAGGATCAACGGCGGCCTCAATGGCCTGCAGGATCGGCTGGAGTTGTGGGGGCGGGCGAGGGCGGTGCTATGCGTCTCGGCGAGCTGATCCCGGCACCGTATCGGCTGCTGGCAAACGGAGTGTTGCTGGTCGTTTTAGTCGGTGGTTCCGCGGCCATTACTTGGCAAGTCCAGGATTGGCGCTACGGCAAACGGCTCGCAGAACAGGCCCGACTCCACACCGAAACCCTCAACCAACTGAATCTGGCCTCGGCCGCGCAGCGGCGTGTCGAACAGGACAAACGCCTCGCGCTCGAGCAGCGCCTAGCAACCAGTGAACAAACCCATTACCGAGCCTTGAGCGATGTCCAACGTGATCAAGGTCGCCTGCGCGACCGCCTTGCCACTGCTGATCTGCGCCTGTCAGTCCTACTCAACACCACCGGCGCCGGCAACGGATCGCTGTCAGCCACCACCGCCACCGGCGGCGTGGTTCATGGCCCCACAAGAGCCGAACTTGACCCAGCGCATGCTCAACGAATTATCGGCGTCACCGATGACGGCGACCGGGGGTTGATTGCCCTCGCGGCCTGTCAGGAATACGCCAAAGAAGTCTCAACACCGAAGTGAAAAAGAGCGGCCGGTCCGGATGCGTCAACATCCGGACCGGCCGCCGTCCCTGCAGAATGTCCCTGCAAGTCCAGCCAAGGCTCTCGCTTCGTGCACAAAGCGCGGCGAGCCTAGCACCTGTTTATCCATACAGTAAAGGTCTTGCTTTCATGTCTACACCCATCATCCCTTGGATGGGCGGCAAACGCCGCCTGGCCGACCGCCTCATCCCGCTTTTTCCGCCCCACGAATGCTACGTCGAAGTCTTTGCCGGCGGTGCCGCGCTCTACTTCATGAAGCCCCAGCCATCGCCGGTCGAAGTCCTGAACGACATCAACGGCGACCTGGTCACGCTTTACCGCGTCGTGCAGAACCACCTTGAAGAATTCGTGCGCCAATTCAAGTGGGCGCTCAGTTCTCGGCAGGTGTTCGAGTGGCAGAAAATGACCCGCCCCGAAACCCTCACCGACATCCAGCGCGCCGCCCGTTTCTTCTACCTGCAGCACCATGCCTTTGCCGGCAAGGTCTCCGGTCAGACGTTCGGCACGGCGACGACTGCCCCGGCCATCAACCTGCTGCGGATCGAGGAAAACCTCTCCGCCGCTTGGCAGCGCCTGTCCGGCACCTACGTCGAAAACCTCCCCTGGCTTGAATGCGCTGAACGCTACGACCGTGCCCACACCTTCCACTACATGGATCCGCCTTATTGGCAGACCGCCGGCTATGGCGTGGACTTTCCGTTCGAGAACTACGAGCGGATGGCCGACTTCATGCGCCGCTGCAAAGGCAAAGTGATGGTCAGCATCAACGATCATCCCGACATCCGTCGCGTGTTCGAAGGCTTCTACTTTGAGACGCTGGACATTCGTTACTCCAATACCAATCAGCGGCAAGGAAAAGCGGAAGTCAGTGGCGAGTTGGTCGTCATGAATTGGGAACCGACCACGCTCGGAGGACTCTTTTAGCAACGATAAAAATCGAAGTGGCTTCGGTTAAGCGATTTAAGGTGTCGTCGGTTGAAAAAGTCGTGTCCTAGTTTGGCGTCATTGGGGCCAGTAAATGTGCGCCTTGATCGCGCACATGGCTCATAGGCTTACCAAATCTTGCACCCTTCGGACGTCGTTTAGATTATTCGTGTAGAAGCGACATCTGTTCGGAGCGCGCTGTGAGCGCTGCCGGGCATCTCACCGATCACTGATCGGCAGCTGAACTTCAAAGACCGTGCCCTGCTCAAGTGTTGAAACCACCTCAATTTTCCCCCCGTGTGCCGTTACAATTTCCGCCGCGATGAACAAACCCAGGCCCAAACCGGCAGTCGGACCTGTTTCTTTCGCGGCGTAACTGGAGTAACGCGCCTGTGGATTGAAAAGATAAGGCATCACACTCCCGGGAATCAGTTCTCCGCGATTCTGCACGCTGAATACCGAATAATGGGCGTCCTGCGACAATGCCACGTTGATGGGTTGTTTCGAGTCGCCATGTCGAACCGCATTGCTGATCAGGTTGGTGAACACCTGCTCCATGCGCAACGGGTCATACAATCCCGTCACAGCCTCATTGATATTCGTCACGATCTGCGCGTGCGGAAAGGCGGTGCGAAGTTCCTGTACAACAGACGTACATAAGGTACTGAGGTCGGTCTGCTCAGGGTGAACGGGGATGCCGCTACCAAGATTGCAGCGGGCCAGATCGAGCAGGTCGGCCACCATCTGGTTGGCGCGACCAACACTTGCGCTAATCTGCAAGGCAAGTTTTCTGTCCCTTTCCGCCACCGTTTGGCTTTCACGCAGCAGATCACTCGCCATCAAGACCGCCCCGAGGGGAGAGCGTAGGTCATGACCGAGTACGCCCAGCACCGTTTTGCGCGTGTCCTCTACCGCCTTTCCGTAAGTTGCAATCGACTCGACAAGGGCCTGGTCGATGGCTTCGTTGAAACGAATCATGTCCTGCATATCATGTGCATCATCGACACGAGAGCCGCTCAGCCACAGCCTGAGCACACTCGATCGCAGCGCGCGGTACTCGGACACCATCTGGTCCATGGAGAAGCCTGCCGCAAAGCGGGTCATCGCATGCGTTTGGGCGGGTGACTCACCTTCCGTCACCGGACCTTGCCCGAACGATTTTGCGATTTGCTGCCGCTCGCTTTGCAGCGTTTGCATATCCTGAGCTGCTGTTTTCAATATGTGCCCAGCGTGATTCCTCAGACCCTTGGCATCCATGGGCGGCATTGGAGTTTGCACGGAACGGGCAAAACTCTCCCAACTCGTGAGGATCTGCTCCAAGTGCCTCAGGATGAAATCATGAAGTCTCATCGTTGTCCTTGATTTGGGCTTGTAAGGCGTAATGTCGTGCCACAGCGCTTCTTAAGGTTAGTCCTGAACGAACGGAGCGCAAACGGGACGAGCATGTGTTTGATAAAGGGTTCACTATCTATTGTTACGCGTGGGAGTTTCACCGTGTCACTCAACATTCTTCTCGTCGAGGACGACGCTAATTTTCGCTCTGTGATGGCGCAGGCAGTGGAAATCCTAGGTTATACCGTGACCGAAAGCCCGAGTGCAGACCACGCCTTGAGAGCGTTGGAAAGCCAGGTGCGTTTTGCCTTGGTCATCACAGACGTGCGCATGCCGGGCAGGCTCGACGGTTTGGACTTGGTTGGAGCGATTTGGTTTCGCTGGCCTGAGCTGCCCGTGATCATCATGTCGGGCAACACCGTGCTACCACCCGGTTTTTTACCGGCGAACGCGAGATTTCTGAGCAAGCCGGCGGATCTGGGCACGCTGCACGGTGCCATCGATGCGCTTTTGCGTGAGAAAACCTAGCAGTGAAAATCGACCGGCCCACCCAGGGCGGAGCTTAAGAAGCGCGGGTCACAACTCCACATTGAAAGCCGGGAGGCCGACGTTTTGCGCCAAGCGGCCTACGGCCGTCAGGCTGGCCCGCGTGCGGAGTCGCTCGCGTCGCGAGCGCACCGGCACCCAGCGTGCGCCGCTGCCGCCCAAGCGCACCGAGAGGTCCCAGGCAGGGCCGCCCCGACCTTGGCCACCAAACATTCACGTACCGCGTGTGATTCGACCACGGCGCGCAACACCTGTTTATGAATGCCTTCGCCGATCACTGGGCGTGCTCGAGCCGTCGCGCCGTGGCCGCTTCGTCGAAGACACTGTACAAACTGTCAATACGTGTTGAATCCAGAGCTCCGACTGTCTCCAGCCCTAAGACAAAACCGGCGGCACGGTCACTGGCGCGCCACAGCTCGTCAGCGCTGGCTGCCTGGCCAATGCGGGCCAAGAGTTTTATCGTCTGAACCTTAACCGCTGGCGGCAGGTCCAGCGCCATCAATACATCGTGCATGATCACTCCCATTGCCAACCATTTAGGAGAGCCGGCGGTTCAATCGGCAACTCATGCTGCTCAACATTGATCAACAGCCAACCGCCGGCGGGTTCGTTGCTGCCATTGATGATGGGGCCTTGCAACAGCAGACTATCGGGCAACACCACTTGGAGCGCATTGGCTTCCTTGGGACCTCGGAGGTAATGAGCAAACTCAACGCGAAAACGCTTCGGTCCGACATTGATCACCCGGACGGGCAACTTGAATGTAGTCAGCTTGTTCGGTGGTTGGTCGCGATACAGTGCCAGCACGGCGACCGTTGCCAAACCGTCATAGGTGTAAGACAGGTGCCGCGTTCCTTTTGCTAAGAGCGATAGATGTATTTCACCAGATGAAAGGGCAATGGTAGACCTGCCCCGGCGGTTGTGGTTTCCACGGTCCAGAAAAAAGGCCTCTGCACCGGGACAAGGTGCGGAGGCCTGTTGAACATAAACGGCGTTCTGGCTGTCATTTGGCCAGCTATGAATTTCTCAGTCGCAGGATCGCCTCAGTGATTGCCTGCGCATTTCGGTCTAGCGTTTCCAATGCAGCAGTCGCGTTATCAGCAACGCTGTCCGCGCCGGCTCCTGAGATCCAGTGCGTGAGCTCTTCGATTGCTGCGCCGAGGGCATGTTGGTTATGCAGCAACAGTGTCAACGCATCGGCCGTGAAGACGTTGCAGTCTGGTTGGTTTGGCATGGGATTCGTCCTTGAAATAGATGTGGGCTGACTCTAGATCATTTTGCACGATCCTCGTCCCAAGCGAGCGAGGCGGATCCCCGCCATCGCACATCTGTTAACCCGAAACGTTCGGCCATCGGCTTAGAAAAGCGTTTCAATGGAGGCCGGCCAGGCTTGGGAATAGGTACAAGGCCTGCGTCACAGCTCGCCCACTGCCATGCTTCGACGTTGTTCATCAGAGTTGCTCTGATAGTGAAACGCTTCGGTTCGCCGTGGAGCTGGTAATCGATTACGTAAAAATCCGCTTGTGTCATGAGACCTCCTAACGCATAGGAACAAGTGAGGTCGGTGCTGATGAAAGATTCAAAGAAATTGTCAGACGATCAATAACGCGACAGTGAAGTGCTGCCAAGGTGATCAATGATCAATGGTGCGTTAACAATCCAAAGCCCTATTCATCATTGCTACCAGTGAATTTCGAAAACCTCAGCAGACCCCGAAATCATCCATGGTAGTCAGCGCCCGCCACAGCACGCAAGAAGGCTTGGTCAGCTTCGATTCGTAAATCCCTCCACTCTTGCCAATTGATCATACCGAGCCTGTCCATTTCATCCGCCAGGCGCAGCAGTTCGTCATGGTAGGCGTCCGGACAGTTTTTTCGAAGCGCGTAGTCATCCAGCGCTCGATGCCAACATTCATAGGCACGCAGTTTGGCTTCCTGGTCCACGGAGAAAATATTTTTGCAGATCTTCATAGCGATCGCTTATCGAGGTGGTTTACAAGTGGAGCTCAGCCACGCCCCGACAGTTCAGTAGCGTTGACGAGAGGACATCGACGAATAGGGGAGAACCTTGTGATTAAACGGTTCAGGTTTCTGAAGCCCGAGCGCCGTTGGTCTGGATAGGATGGGCAACTGAAAATTATTGCAACTCCCCGGTAACACACCGCGTCTTAATATTAGCCTGCCAGATTTTGCGGGCCACTCATGGAACTCCTTTATAGCCCATACACCGTGTGGGCTCTTTTTCTTCATTTGAGAGTGCACACGGTCGCGAGCGTTCCGGAGAGACCGATGTCTATCAGCACGCCTAGAGCAACGTCTCAATCCGAATGCTCCCATCCGTACATACGAAAGGGGTACTACTTGGGTTTGCCTGATGAGGTTTACGTTTGCATGCGTTGCGGGGAACAACGTTTGAAAGCTCAATGGGAAGATTTCGAGTCGCGGCGGAAACCGCGTTCTAGCTTATTAGATCAACCATAAGTCCGTTCTTTATGAGACCCCAGCCAGCCGCCGCTCTGTGCCAAGTGGGCGGCCGGCGCCGGGAAAGTCGTCCGCACATTGCCATGCCCTTCAATGGATCTAATTCAGGGTAGATCCATCGCAATAGGCATCGTCACAAACCTTTTTCGGCGCAACTTGTGCACTGAGGTTCCCATTCGCCCCTCTCCCGTGCATCTCTGTGCAGGCGCTGGTTCTCATTGAACAGATAGTTTCTATTGTGTTCTACGTCTGCGAATCTTCGCCTTTCGCTTAGTAAATCCCCTTCGGCGTACTGAAGCTTCGCTTTGAGAGAGTCCCGCTGCTGCCTGAGCGCATCATTGTCACGAACCAGGCCATGAATATTTTCCAACGCGCGCTGAAGCTTGAGGGTCAGCGCTTCGAATTCGTTCTCATACATCCGGAGCTGATGCCGGCAGGTTTCGAGCGGGGTCGGGTTGCCGAGCCAATCGTCGGTATCATCTATAAGGTGGTCCACTTTAATGCCTTGCTCGGTACTGGTTTTATATACAGTAATCGAGGCTCGGAAGGTGGGCGAGGGTGAGGCGACGAGCTGTTGCTATGCGACTGCTTTCGGCCAGAAGCGGATACTCGGCCGTGTACTCTCGTTTTCGTCCCAAAGCTGCCTCTCAAGAAGGGCAGTAATTGACCAGCTACTCCCGCTCACGATAGACGGGAGTCGATCCGAAGGAAATGTAATGTGGCACGTGCGTTGGCGGCTTTGATAACGGTGTATTCCAAGGGCTAGCTGGGTAGCTTGGCGACTTTCATAGGCCTGGCTTTTTTCGGCATTTACTACTTCAAAATAATAGGTAGACTGATCTACCTATTTCATGAGGGCGCCCGATGCCTACTCCTAAAACTAAAGCCGCCAAGACGCGCTTGCTGGAAGCTGCGGCGACGCTTTTCTACAACGACGGCATTACCGCGACCGGCATCGACACCATCACAGCCAAGGCCGGTGTGGCGAAGATGAGCCTATATAACAACTTTAAATCCAAGGCTGAGCTGGTAGCGGCGTTCATCGAAGTCAGGCACGCCGAATGGCTAGCGTTGTACGAAAAGCGCATGTGCCACGCTACCACGCCCCAGACCCGCGTGTTGGCGATCTTCGATGCTTATGCAGATCACGCCAATTTCGCCTATGAGCGGGGTTTTCGCGGCTGCGGTTTGCTCAACGCGGCCGCCGAACTGCCGGCTGGCGATGTAGGGCGCGATGCCGTCAGGCGGCACAAAGAAGAAGTCGAGCAATTGCTGGTCACGCATCTGACTGACCTTTCGCCAGGGCGCCCCGATGTTGTCAGCCAAACCGCAGCGCACCTCTCGTATCTGTTGGAAGGGGCGATGTCACGTGCGGGGCTTGAGGGCAACGATTCTCGCGTGCAGCAGGCTCGTCTGATTACTGTTTCATTACTGGAGGCGCTATGACTGCCGTTTCATCCTCACAGGCGAAAGGCCGAGGTTTTGGGGTTTTTTGCGTCCTGGGCGCATCGGTGTTGTGGGGCACTACCGGCACTGCCGCCACCTTCGCACCGCAAGTCAGTCCGCTGGCCATCGGTGCGGCAGCGATGGGCATCGGTGGTTTGCTGCAAATGCTTTTGGCGGTGCGCAATATCAGTGTTGATCGAGGCAGGTTGCGTGAGCACTGGATGTTAGTGCTGATCGGTGCCGTCGCCGTAGCGATCTATCCGCTGGCGTTTTACAGCTCGATGCACATTGCGGGCGTGACCATCGGCACGGTGATCACAATCGGTTCGGCACCGTTACTTAGTGCGATCATCGAACGGATATTCGACGGCAAACATCTGACTGCCCGGTGGACGTTAGGCGCTGCGCTGGGGTTAATCGGCACGGTGTTTTTGTGCGTTGCCAAGGCGCGAGGTCATGCGGATTCATCGGTGCACGCTTCATTGGTGCAAGGCGTTCTGGGCGTAGTGCTGGGAGTGGTAGCGGGCGCGACCTACGCGCTGTATTCGTGGACAGCCCACCGGCTCATGCGCAAGGGCATCTCGTCTGGCGCAGCGATGGGCACTACGTTTGGCCTAGGTGGTTTACTGTTGATTCCGGTGCTGCTGGTAAATGGCGCGAGCCTGTTGCAGAGCTGGAATAACGCAGCGGTCGGGCTGTACATGATTCTGGTGCCGATGTTCCTTGGTTACATCCTGTTCGGCATGGGCCTTTCCCACGTAGCCGCCACCACCGCTACCACACTTTCACTGATCGAGCCGGTGGTTGCAGCGGTACTGGCCGTAGCCATCGTCGGTGAGCGCCTACCCTTGCTCGGCTGGATAGGCGCCGCGCTGATCGTCTGCTGCTTGTATGTACTGGTCAGCCAGCCTCATGCCCAGGAAGGAGGGACAAAAGCGCAGCATGCTTAAGCCATGAGTCTGCCTTTTGTCTAGGTATCAGGCTATAACGCAGTGCTGTCGCTGTTCCAGAAGAGTGTCTGCTATTGGCCGGAAGCCGCCGTTGATGTTTAGGGCAAAATTAGGGCATATAGGAGGCCGCTTAGGCCCGCTGGAGACCAACAGCGAAGGATGAAAGCGCCGCTTTGGGTGGGCTAAAGCGGCCTGCAAAGATTCCAGAAGGGGTTCGAATCCCTATCCGTTGCTTCGGTGATCGCCTGCGTTCAGATGATCACCTTGCGCTCAAGAGAAACGCACACAGTCACCAAAAATATCGAGTTCGGTGTTCAATGTGCTAACACCAAACGATGCTAAAAACTTTCTGGCAAAGACGTCTTTAGGTCCATCTTTTCCTTCTTCCTTGTTCAATATTCGAGAGATAGAGCTCACAAATAAATCGGCTATTTGCATGAGGGGGGATATCGAAGAGTCTTCGCACTCAACAATATCTATATAGACCTTGTCGTCAAAAATGTTTTTTGCAGCATTTTTTAGCTGAAGCTCGATCTCCATTATAGAGAGCTTGTCTTTGGATGCTTCCTCTGAATCCTTTCGGAATTGTAAATTTCTAGGGAGTACTGCCCGGCCTGATTTGTTTTCCTCCTGAATACCCTGGATTGTCATGTGATAAAAAAGCTTGTCGAGAGTGTCATCGATATTTCTAAGCCCTCGGCGCTCGACGGCTAAGCCTTTGAATGAAACGGCTTCAGAATTTTTAACAATAGATTCAAGTAGTTGGTTATACGCTTCAAGATTTCCATTGTTTATATCTTTGAAGTGCATTTCGCCTTTGAAGTTTAATTCGTCCTTTCTTTGGTTAATCGCGCGGGTTATTTTCATCGTATCATAACTGCGTAAAACCCATAGGCTTCCAACTAGGAGGTATTTACTAGTTTTTCCGCTTTCGTCTGCATAAATGCAATAAACCGGGTGAGCAGGTCTCGCATCCAGAATTTTTTGCTTTTCTTCCTCCTCAAGTTTGCCTCGTGTTCGTCTCACTTCGGGGGAGGCGATGAATAGTCCGTGCGTGTTTTGAATAAAGGCCCGAGCACGAGCAATGGAAGGAAGGCGTTCGAGTTTGGGGTAGTTATCAATTGAAATGTCACCCCCGCTATACAAGTCCTGTTGGAAGGTTTTCCAATAGAGAAGCTGGCATTTAACGTCGGAGTCTCGTGCTTGTGGGTAATGATTCAAAATCCACGCGACTCTATCAATTAATCGGGTGGGGCTATTGCCCGCGATTGCAGAAAGGATACGAATCTTCTCGGCTTCGTTCCGTGCTTTGATAGCTAGGACAGCATCTTCCTGCCCCTCATCTCCCTCAAAATCGACTTGTTGGTTCATCGACAAGCTTCCTTCTCCATGGCGTACTGCCATCAATACGGTGTGTGAGAGGTTACGTCAACTACGTCGAAATAGGCGGGTATAGTCATTATGTCCCTTTTGGCCCTTCAACCTGGCAAGCCCCTGCTTGATGTGCCCTGCATTCTCGCCAATTGCCCACAAGGCACCCCGGACGTTATCGCCGACTTCGACCAAGCCTTGCTGTTCAGCATGAAGCGTAAGCTCCATCAAGGCTGCTTCTAGACCGAGCTGATTCTGGTACATCCTCTCCAGCAAATCGGCCAACGAATATTCGTCTGCCATCGCATCGCCTCCTTTCGAAAAAGAAAAGCATAGTACCGGTAGTGCCATTGGTGGGCAGTAATTGCTGCATGCTTAGAAATTGCTACAAAGCAGCGTGTTTTCGTGGGATTAGCCAGGCTGGCCGGGGGGCAGACGAGGGACTACACCCAATCCATCATCGGGGCGACGGAGAAGCGGCGGGAGAGTGTGACGGGTTGTAGGGACATGTGAGGAATCTGGATCAAGAAGGCGAAGGCGCAAGAGTTTATCAGGTCTGCGAACAGGCAAAGGCTTGCGAGGCGCTGTTTGTGGTTTGAACTGGGCTCCGACGCGCTCGGCCTGATGGGAGGAAGTGTATTTCTGCCTGTTTTCTGTCCTTCAGTATGCGTTTAAACGATTGCGCAGGCGCTTGTTTAAATCTGACTGGTGAAAGTTATCCGAAGCCTACCTTGTCTTGCGCCTCCCCCTACACCTAAGACAGAATCCGCCGGCTTGTGCGTCTAGCCTGCGGGTTTTATCGTCTCCGGGTCACTGAAAACAGTGATCGGGTTTGGTAGCCCGCTCCGTCAGAAGCACAAGACTACTGTCTTGCGATGACGTTTCTCGTCTTCGTTTTATGGTGGTCATGCGCGGGGCGTCTTCGGATGCGCCGGGGTTCCTGACGACCGGTCTACCAACCTGCGTATGGCCTCCACCCTTCGTTTGGTAGCGAGAGTGATGGCTCCTTTTCGTTAATCCGTCAGGAGTTACACCATGTTCAAACCAACACCCAACCCGCCAGAAACCGACCCCGCATCCCCCTACGAATCCGCCAATTCCAAAAAACTCCACGAAGCCGCCGAGCGCGCGCTTGATCACTATCTCCTTCCCGCCAGCCTAATCAGGGCCAGCACCGATGCGCCCGAACGCATGTACCTCGCCAATCCCAAGTACGACATGGAATCCCTGTTGGCCAATGCCTGCGAAACCCTGGGTTCTGCCTCCGAAATGCTCAACAACTTTGCCGCGACGCTGGATAACTCGCGCCGCAAATCTGCGCTAGGCATTGCGCAGGTGGTGATGTTGGCGGAGTTGGCGGTGAATCAGGCGTTGGATAAGGTTGAAATCAAGCCGTAAACCCGTGTCCCTCTGTGGCATGCGGCACGCCGTTGCTGCAGAGGGGCGGGGTTCTGCATTGACATTTTCATCGTCTTTTCACGCCGATAGCGATGTGCCACAAATCATGATGGCAATGCGTCATCACGCCGCTCAAAAAGTTCAACGATTATACAAAAATATAAAGTTGTACAAGTTTTCCCAAAATTAATAGCATCCCTCCAGACACCTTTGCTGAAACGATAAATCCAGCGTGCAAATGCTCTGTTTGCGAGGTGAAGGGTTTGTCTGCCGATGCTCGCGTCGGGTCTCTTTTCGACGCTTCAACAGCATCGGCATTTGCATCTCCGGGACAGCTGGAGCGTCCCGTATTACGCCTTGGATGACGACCCCCGAATGTCTGGACGGTGACTGTGGTTACCGGAGATCAATTTTTGTGCCTGGCGTTTCGCG